GAAGGGGTCGTCGAGAGCGATATCACCTCGGCCGGGTCGACGGCCCACACCGACGCCGGCGTGATTGCGGGCGACATCAACACCGCCGCCAGCCAGGCGCACGGCGACGAAGGCCAGCTGCACACGGACGAAGGGGTCGTCGAGGCGGACATCAACGCCGCCGGGACTCAGGCCCATACCGACGCGGGCACGGCGCACGCAGATGAAGGTGTCGTCGAGGGCGACATCACCGCGGCCGGAACCGCGGCCCACACCGACGCGGGAACCGCCCACACCGATGCCGGGACGGCCCACACCGACGCCGGCGTCATCGAGACCGACATCACCGCCGCCGGAACCCAGGCCCACACCGATGCGACGGCGGCCAACGCTTCGCTCGCCGCCATCGCCGCCAAGGGCCAGGCGGCCAAGGCCGCGTCGATATCGGTTACGCCGGCGTCGGATCCGGACACCCGGGTCGCGGCGGCGAATATCACCGCCGCGGACGTGCTGACCATCGTCACAGTCGGCCAGAGCGGCGTCTCGCTGGTCTCCGGCGCGCCGAGCGTGAATTCGTCCCAGGTCTGGGCGCTGAACGGCCACTCATCCGCCGCCCTGACCTTCACTGGGCCGTTCGTCGCCTCGGTGAATATCGAGGTGTCGGCCGACGGCGGCCTGACCTATGCGCCGGCCAGCGGCAAGATCCGCGGCACGCCCGTGACCGCCTCGACAGTGACCGCGCCCGGCCTGTTCCAGGTCGACGTGACGGGCATAACGCATATCCGCTCCCGCTGCACCGCCTTCACCTCCGGCACGGTCGCCGTGGCGGCGACGGCGTCGGCCAGCCCGGGCCTGACCCAGATCATAAATCCGATCCGGCTGGTCGACAGTTCGGGCAATAACGCCACCGTCAAGCCGGCGACGACCCAGGCCTCAACCGCCGACACGGCGTTGGTAGTCGCGCCGATCGCCGGCTCGACCGGTCGGGACTATAGCGCCGACGCGCCGGCCATCCCGAATGTCGGGGCCAACTTCGGCGGCTCTGGGCCCTTTGCGAGCTATGTGCGCGTGGGCGTCGTCGCCGCCAATCCCTCCCGCGCCAATATCGACGTTGAGAATGCCACCGGCGCACAGATCGTCTTGGTGCGTGACGATGGGACGGCGGCAACCGCGGCGGCCCCGGTCAACGCTTCGGCCTTCCCGCTGGCCGGCGGCGCGTTGGCCGGCGCCCAGGGCGGTTCGTGGGCTTCGACCACCTTCAAGGGGCGAATCCAAGTCTACGCGCCCGCCGCGCTGAGCGGAAACCAGTTCGTCGCCATGATGGAAGATTGATACGATGTCGTCACAGCCCCCCATTGTCACCGCGACCACTGGCGGCGCCGGCGACGCCGGCCTTATTCCGCGCCTGAACGCCGCCGGCCTGCTCGACGACACCATGATGCCAGCGGACATTGTCAGCACGGTCAGCCAGAACGCCGCCTACTGGCCGTCGACCGCGAACGCCCTCAGCAACGGTGTCGCCCAGATCGCCGGCCTGGTGGGCGGCTCGGGCGGAACGAACGGGACCTTCGCCCTGGCCTTCTCCGGCGGCGGCGGCTCGGGCGCGGCGGGCTCGTTCACCGTGGTCGGGGGTGTGGTGGTCTCCACTGTCATGCGATATGCTGGCGTGGGCTACACCAGCGCGCCCGCGGTCAGCTTTGCTGCCTGCAGCGGGCTCACCGGCGCATCGGCCGTGGCGCAATACGCCCCGAATGTCGCGCTTGGCGGTTATTTCAAGGTCCCTGTCACCGGCGGCTATAATCTCTACCAGGTGCAAGCCGGGCCCGCCGCCGTTCAGATCGGCAACACCTTTCCCGACAACACCGGCATTGCCTCTCTTGTCAGCACCGTGACCGGTTCGCCGGCCTATGCGAACCCTGGCGGGACGGGCAACCGCAAGAGCAGCGTCACCGTCACGGCGTCAGCGGGCCTGATCATCGCCGGGACGCCCCCGAACCTTGTCGATGGCGACACGTCCAGCTCCAGCTCGGCGAACAGCATCGAGTTCGGCGCCGTTGCGGTGGCAGGCTTATGGCTGCTCTTCGATTTCGGCGAGGACGCGGCGCGAGTCGTCACGGAGGCCACATGGTATCAGTCCGGAGCCAATGGCCACGGGACCTGGCAGTGGAGCGGCTCCAACGACGGCGTCACCTTCACCGCCATCGGCGGCACATTCACACTCGGCGGCGCGACGACACAGATCCAGGCGTCGCTCGCGGTCAACAGCACGCCCTATCGGTACTATCAGCTGCTTGGCGTATCCGGGTCTGCTTCGGCGTCGCCCTACATCGGCGAGGTCCAGTTCAAGATCGGGCCGGCCCAGGGGGACGGAAAGGCCGCGCTCGCCGAGCTGCTCGCCTACAAGCAAGCCCAGATCTTCCCCGCCGGGTTTCCGACCTCGAAGCTGATCTCCGCCTATTTCTTTGATCCGTCAGGCATCAACGGAACGAACGTCGTTGATCAGTTCGGGTCCAACCCCATCAACCTGACCGCCGCGACGAGTCCGAACTACACGCCAAATGGGCACGGCATTCGCCTCGCCGCCGGCCTGATCCAACTGCCGACGATCTTGGGCATGCGGTCCTACACGCTGCTAAATCGCTGCGACAAGGACGGCACAACCGGATTCCTGTTCTCCGGGGAAGGGCAGAACAGCGGCGGTGGCGTGCTCCAGGCCTTGGTTCCCACGACCGGGACGACGCTCTATGGCGGCTCCGGCGTGGACCTGCATGCGCCGATCTACAACACGACCAACTCGCCAGGCACCGCCTGCACCGAACTGAACCGCGGCAACTGGGGGAGCCTCCATCGCGAGATGGCCGCGGCGGACACGAGCTTCGCCTACGCCATTGGCGGTCGCGCCGCGACGACGACCTCGCGATGCGCTGATTTTGAGGTCAATGCGCTGTTCCTTTGGAATGCGCCGCTGACCACGGCCGAGCGGGCGGTGGTGCACCTGTACATCCGTGCTCGCGCGCTGAAGTTCGGCATCTTCCTTCACAGCAACGACTGCCCGGTCAAGGACGACGTCTACATCGTAATGGGCGAGAGCACGGCCTCTGGCCGCGCCAACCTGCTTGAACTGCCAGCTGCTAAGCAATCCCGTCTATTCGCCTCGACATTCATCACGCCCTGGGGCGGTGGCGGGTCGGTCTACCCATGGCAGCCTCTGAAGATGGGGCTAAACCAGCAGGTTCCTGAGAGCAGCGCCCTCTACTCGGCCAACTCGTTCGCACAGTATCGGGCGAACAACTTCTCCAACGGCGACACGCTCAAGGTCGGTAGCCAGACCTATACCTGGAAGGTGTCACTCACGGGCGCGGCCAACGAGGTCCTGATCGGGGCGAATTTCGCCGCGTCGGCCGCTAACTTCGTCGCGGCTCTGACGGCGGGGACCGGCGCTGGCTCGACCTATGGCACAGGAACGACCGCCAATGCATCGGCGACCGGCTACGTGCCGACTGGTGGGACGTCGATCGTGGCGATGGCGCTGGCCGCGGGGGCGACATCAGTGGCTGTGAGCTACACGCCGGTCGGATCGACGGTCGCGGGCGTGTGGGGTGACGGCTTCCTGGACGCGGGTCGCAGCGGCGGCGTGACGCCGACCTATCCGGACTCGCTCAGCATCGAGTACGGCATCGCCACGCAACGCGAGGCGGCGCTTCTGTCTGGGGCGAAGCGACGGCCCTGCCGCATCATCAAGCCGGGCAAGGGGAGCACCTTCTTCGCGCCGTCCTCGACGGGGTATGCCGGCAGCGCGTCAGCGAGCTGGAACGCCGGCGAGAACGTCGGCAACGGGTGCCTCACCCAGGCGATAACGCACATCCAGCAGGGATTGCAGGACATGATCGCGCAGGGGATCGGCTTCGGCTCGATCAACCTCGACCTGCTGATGGGACTCAATGACTCACAGAGCACCACCTACGCCCCGGACGCGACGACCTACCAGGGCTATGTCCAGGCGTCCTTCAACGTGCTCGCGGGCGTCCTTCCGGGCGTTGTCATAGGGGGGGCGGTCTTCCTGCCGCACACCCATGACCCGGCCGGTAACGCCACGGCACAGGGGTATGTCCGCACGGGGCTCGCGGCCTTCGCAGGGGCCAACGGCCTGGCCAGCGTGGACACACAGTCCTTCGGCCTGGAGCCCGACAGCGTGCACTACAATGCCGATGCGAACCTAAGCATGGGCGTTACCGCGCATGGCTAGATTGTCACTTAGCGCAGGCCGCGTTGACGCCCCGCTTGAATTCCATGCGGCCCGGGGCGTTCAGATGGACGCCGTCGACGGTCATGGCGGTCGGGAGCGGTTCGACAAACACGCCGCCGGTCGTGGACGCCAGGCGTCGCAGATAGGCATTTCCAGCTTGCGCCTGCGCCAGGAAGTGCGGGTCGGTCGGCAGGGCCACAATGATCGGGCGAGGAGCCAAGCCCGCAAGCCGTTCCATCTCCGCCTGGTAGCGCGCCAGCGGCGTGGGGTCGGCAACGAGCAGGTCGTTCGCGCCGAGTTCGAGCACGAGGCGCGACGGTCGGGTGCGGGCGACCAGCGCGTCGGCCATTGGTAGTATGTCCTCGGCCTTGGCGTGGCTGATGGCGGCGTTAAACACGGGAACGCCGCATAGGCTGACAATCTGCTGGCGGTCTGTGATGCTGTCGCCGAGCACCAGCACGCCGCCTGGCGCCATGTCGTTGGCGCGCCATAGAAGCACTTCATGCCGCGAGACGATCGGCGACGCGATGGGCTTTCGCCAGTGCGCGTAACCGAAAGCGACGCCAACGATCACGCCAACCAGTGCGATGAGCATCATTCTGAGTGTCGCCGGCGCGGTCTGGAGCATCGGGCAGCTTTAGCAGCACTACGGGCCGACCGGAAAGGGCGCCCGCTATAGGTTCATGAATGGAGTCGCCATGCCCAAGATCATCCTCAAGCCGCTGCCGCCGAAGGAGGCGATCGCCTACTTCCGCGGCAAGGGGCTGGCCGAGACCTTCGCCTGGCAGGACATGTGGCAGGAGGAGCATGCCAAGGCCTTCACCGTGGCCAAGGCGATGCGCGGATCCGTGCTGCAGGACATCCGCGACGCGGTCGACCAGGCGCTGGCCAACGGAACCACGCTGCAGACCTTCAAGGCCCAGCTGCAGCCGCTGCTGGAGGCGCAGGGCTGGTGGGGCAAGCAGCGGGCGATCGATCCGCTGACCGGCGAGGAGAAGCTGGTCCAGCTGGGCTCGCCGCGCCGGCTGCGGACCATCTTCGACGTCAACATGCGCACCGCGCGCATGGCCGGCTATTGGGAGCGGATCCAGGAGACCAAGGACGCGCTGCCCTATCTGCAGTACCAGACCGCCGGCGACGACCGGGTGCGGCCCGAGCACGCCGCCTGGGACGGAACCACCCTGCCGGTCGACGACGACTGGTGGGACGTGCACACCCCGCCCTGCGACTGGGGCTGCCGCTGCACCATCACCCAGATGAGCAAGGGCCAGCTGGATCGCTCCGGCGGCGATGTCACCGACAAGCCGGCGGCCTTCCCGTCCAGGAGCTACACGAACCCGCGCACCGGCGAGGTGGTGCGGGTCGAGGGCGGCATCGGGCCTGGCTGGGGCTACAACGTAGGCCGGGCCTATCTGGAGCGCGACACGCCGTCGCCGATGGGCGCTCCGGACGGCGATGACGCGGCATCCGCGGCCTCGGCCGAGACGCCGATCGGCCGCACCACCGTGAGCGCCGAACTGCTGCTCGATGCCGGCGCTACGGCCGAGGAGGCGCAGGCCGCCTTCCTCGGCGGCTTTGGCGTGGCGCCGGGCAAGAGCCGCATCGTCACAGATCCCAGCGGCGACGGCCTGGTCGTCGGGCCTGGCCTGTTCAAGGACAGCGTCGGCCGGCCGGTCACGCTGCCCAGGGCGACCCTGCGCGCCCTGCCGCTGGTCGGCCTGGCGCTGCGCGAGCCGGCGGAGATCCGCCGCGCCTGGCGCCAGGGCCCTGACGGCGCCAGCCTTCTGACCCGCCGCTACATCGCCCGCTACCAGGTGGGCGACAGGCCGGTCGACGTGGTGGTCGACTGGGCCAACGGCGGCTGGTGGCCGGGCACGTCGAACGCCCGGCATCTCGACGTGCAGCAGCTGCGCGACGGGCCGATCGCCTACACGGCGCCCTAACAGGCTTCTCAGAACCTTCTTTTCGGGTCATGACTTGTGCGCCCGAACCCGCGCATCCGCGGTTCACCCTGAATTAGTTCAGGGTGTTTGCAGGGCTCCGCCGCCGTGATTGTGCGGCATGGCTTTTGGCAAACGCACTTCCCTGATGGACACGGCCGCCGGCGAGGCGATCGCCGCCGCCAGCGCGACCGGCGAGCCGGTCACTCGCGTGCAGCTGCTGCCGATCGGCCAGATCGTCTCCAAGCGCGACGGGCGCCGGTGGCTGGTGCGCGACCTGGCGCACGCCCAGGAGATCGTCGCCGCCACCGTGGCCACCGCGACACCCGCCGAGGTGCCGATCGACTATGACCACCAGCTGGTCACGGCAACACAGGAAGGCGGCCCAGGCGGCACCGCCAAGGCCGCCGGCTGGATGCGTAATTTTCAGGCCGACGCCAACGGCATCTCCGCCGAGGTCGAATGGACCGCGGCGGCGGACGCCGCCCTGCGCGCCAAAGAGTACCGATACATCAGCCCCTTCTTCGGCTTCTCCAAGGCCTCCGGCGAGATCACGCGGATCTTCCACGCCGGCCTGACCAACTTCCCAGCCATCACCGAACTGGCCGCCGTGGCCAGCGCCGGAACAGGAGACTCCATGGACTTGACCGCACTGGCCGCGGCCCTCGGGTTGCCGGCGACCGCGACGCTCGAAGAGATCGTCGCCGCTGCGACCGCGGCCCGCGCCGCCGCCGCCGCCCAACTGACCGCCCTGGCCGCCGCCGCCGGCGTCCCGGCCGCGACGACCGTCGAGGCTGTCTCGACCGCCATCGCCGCCGCCAAAGCCGCTTCCGAGCCCGACCCCAGGGCCTTTGTGCCCATGGCGTCGTTCAAGGAGCTGCAGGGCCAGGTCAAGCAGCTGCTGGAGACCGGCGCGGCCTCGGCCGCCGCCACCGCCGTCGACGCCGCCTGCGCCGCCGGCAAGATCACCCCGGCCGGGCGCGAGCATGCGCTCAAGCTCTATGCCGCCGACCCGGCCGCCTTCGCCGAGTTCGTCGGTTCGGCGCCGGTGGTGGTCAAGCCTGGCGTGGCCGACACGGCCGCCGCCAGCGCCGACCTCAACGCCCCGCTGACCGCCGAAGAGAAGGCCGCCGCCTCGGCGATCGGCATCTCCGAGGAGGCCTTCCTCGCTTCCAAGAAACAACTCGCAGGAGTTAGCTGATGGGTCTCGCCGCAGACCGCAACACGCCCCGCCGCACCGGCGAGCGTTTCGACCTGAACGTGAAGGGCAACGTCAAGATCTATGCCGGCGCCCTGGTCTGCTACGACGCCGGCGGCTTCGCCGTGCCCGGCGGCGTGGCGACGACCCTCAAGGCCGCCGGCCGCGCCGAGCACCAGGTGGACAACACCGGCGGCGCGGATGGCGCGCTCACGGTCGGCGTTCATCCCGGCATCTACCGCTGGGACAACTCCGGCGGCGGCGACGTCATCGCCCAGGCCAACATCGGGGCCAATTGCTACGTCGTGGACGACCACACCGTCGCCCTGACCAGCGCGACCAACACCCGATCGGTCTGCGGCGTCATCCGCGACGTGGACGCCCTGGGCGTCTGGGTCGCCACCGGCCAACCCGCCTACGGCATCTAGGAAACCCGCACCGTGATCATCAATCGCGCCAATCTCATTACCCTGGGCGTCAGCTACAACGCCGCCTACCAGGGCGCCATCCTGCAGGCCAAGCCGCTCGCCGAGCGCATCGCCACCGTGGTCAATTCGTCCACTGGGCGCGAGGAGTACGGCTGGATCGGCAAGATCCCCAACGTCCGCCAGTGGGTCGGCGACCGGCAGGTCCAGAACCTGTCGACCTCGTCCTACTACATCAAGAACCTGCCGTTCGAGCTGACCATCGCCGTCGACCGCGACGACATCGAGGACGACAACCTGGGCGTCTACGGCCCGCTGTTCTCCGAGATGGGCCTGGCCACCGTCGCCCACAAAGACCAGCTGGTCTATGGCGCGCTGAACGCCGGCTTCGCCAATCTCTGCTTTGACGGGCTGCCCTACTTTTCGACGGCCCACCCGGTGCTCGATGTCAACGGCGCGCCGACGACCTACGCCAACACCGACGCGCCGGCCGGCAATCCGGCCTGGTTCCTGATCGACAGCAGCCGGTATCTGAAGCCGATCATCTTCCAGGATCGCCGGCCGTTCACCTTCGTCTCGCTCGACAAGCCGGACGATGAGAACGTCTTCAACCGCAAGGAATTCGTCTACGGCGTGGATGCCCGGCACAACGTCGGCTACGGCTTCCCGCAGTTCGCCTGGGGCTCGACCCAGCCGCTCACCGCCGCCAACTACGGCGCTGCGCGCGAGGCGATGATGGCTCAGAAGGGCGACTTCGGCCGCCCGATCGGCGTCATGCCCGACCTGCTGGTCTATCCGCCATCGCTTGAATCGAACGCCCTGCAGATCCTCAACGCCGAGTTCCTGCCGGGCGGCGGCGGCGGCTCCAACATCTACTGGAAGACCGCCGAGCCCCTGAACGTGCCCTGGCTCGCCTAGGCTCATGATCGTCGCCCGCCTCCTCTCCACCCGGTCGCCATATCGGCGCGGCGGTCTCGTGTTCGACGCCTCCTCGCGTCGGGTCGCGGACGGCCGCGCCATGGTGGCGCTGACGCGGGAGCAGGCGGGGCGCATGTCGCCCGAGGATTTTACCGATCTTCGCGGCGACCCTGCGATCACCATCGAGCTGCCGGTGGACCTGGGCGGCTTTGTCGGCGTCTTCGTCGACATGAAGACGCTGGCGCGACTGGTCGCCGAAGCCCAGCGCGAACAGCCGGACGAGGAAGAGTCGACCGTCGATGTCGAGACACCGCCGGCCAAGGCGGGCCCCAAGGCCAAGAAGCCCAGGGCCGGTGCGTAATGGCCTATGCCACCACTGACGATCTTATCGCCCGGTTCGGCCTGCGCGAGCTGGTCCAGCTGACCGACAGGGCCACGCCGGCGACGGATCAGCCGGATCTGGCCGTCGCCCAGACCGCCCTGGACGCGGCCGAGGCCATGATCGACGGCTATGTCGGCGCAAAGTACGCCCTGCCGCTGCTGACCACGCCGCTGCTGCTGACCGACGTCGCCTGCGACCTGGCGCGCTACCGCCTCTTCGCCGACCAGGCCACCGACCTGGTCATCCAGCGCAACAAGGAAGCCGTCGAGACCCTGCGCCGGATCTCGGCCGGCGCGATCAAGATCGACGCCGCCGGCGTCGAGCCCGACTCCCGCGGCGAGAACGTCGTCACCTCCGGCCCCGACCGGATGTTCACCCGCGACAGCCTGAGGCGCGCCTGATGGCCGACCGCGCCGGCGTCAGCCTGTCGATCCGCCCCGAGGGCCTGAAGGACGTCCAGCGCAAGATGGCGCACGCCGTCACCCTGGCGAAGAAGCCGTCGGTGCTGATGAAGCGGATCGCCGCGGTGCTGGAAGGCTCCACGCGCCGGCGGTTCCGATCAGGCCTGGCGCCCGACGGCAAGGCCTGGAAGAAGAGCGCGCGGGTACTGGAGAAGGGCGGCTCGACGCTTTTTGAGCATGGTCATCTTGAGGGCTCGATCACCGCCGACGCCGACGACACCCATGCGGAAGTCGGGACCAACATCATCTATGGCCGCATTCACCAGCTCGGCGGTGTGATCAAGGCCAAGGGCGGCGGCTTCCTGAAGTTCAACATCCCCGGCATCGGCTGGCGGATGGTGCGCAAGGTGACGATCCCGGCGCGCCCCTACCTCGGCGTCTCCAACGACGACCGCACCGAACTGGCCGAGCAGACCAGCCGCTTCATCGGCGAGATGTTCGCATGAGGATCGGCGAGGTCGAAAACGCCATGCTGGCCTTCGCCGACGGGTGGGGAAAGCGCGACCGCGCGCCCTATCGGTTCCGCACGCTGACCACCTTCCCGAAGAACTTCGACGCCTATCTGCAGGCCACCGTTGTCCAGTACCCGGCGCTGTGGGTGGTGTTCGCCGGCGCCGGCAAGATCGAGCGCGTCGCGCGCGGCCGGTGGCGCGCCCACTGCTCGTTCGTCGCCGTGGTCGCGGCCGAGAACCTGCGCAACGAACAGGCCCGCCGGCATGGCGGAACGGCGGAGGAGCCCGGCTCCTACCAGCTGGCGGGCGATGTCGCCCGGCTGTTCGGCGACCAGAGGTTCGGCCTCGACATCAACGCCTTCGAGCCGATGTCGATCGAGGTGGTTGACGCCACCGACATCCCCAAGGCGCGCGAGATCTCGATGTACGCGGTCAGCTTCGCCACCAGCCTCTATTTCGACTCGATGCCGGATCTGACCGGGCCGAACGATTTCCGACTGTTCCACGCCAACTGGGACCCCGCGCCCTATGGCCACGTCGACGCGGATCTCGAAACGCCTGGCGTGCAGATCCCCGACGATGTTCACGCCGCCGGCACCGACAACATCCACCTTCACCAGGACGACCCCGCATGAGCGAGATCCGCACCGTCACCATCCGCGGCGTCGAAGGCCGCAGGATCAGCTTCCCCGACCAGCCGCGGCGCATCCTGGCCGTCGACGGCGACGGCGAGGCCGTGACCTGGTCGACCTATTGGCACCGCGCCGTCGAGGCCGGCGACGCCGAGCTGGTCGATGAGGCCAGCGCCAAGAAGACGCCGCCGGCGCTGCTCTCGCCGCCCTCGCCGCCGCCCCCGCCGCCCGCCGCTTCGGCCAACGCTAAGGACGCCTGACCGTGACCATCAGCTTCAATTCCATCCCTGTCGGCATCCGGCAGCCGGGCTCCTACGTCGAGTTCGCCAACACCCGCGCCCAGCAGGGCCTGGCGGTGTGGAACACGCGGATCCTGATCCTCGGCCAGGCGCTGGCCGCCGGCGTCCAGCCGAACTATGCGCCGCTGCAGATCACCAGCCGCCTGGACGGCGTGCTCGCCTTCGGCCGCGGCTCGATGCTGGACCGGATGATCCGCAAGGCGGTCGACGCCAACAGCTTCACCGAAATGTGGGCGATGTCGGTGCCCGACAACGGCGCTGGCGTGGCGGCAACCTACACCACCACCTTCACCGCCCAGCCGACCGCGGGCGGCACCCTGTCGCGCTACATCGCCGGCCAGCTGGTGCAGATCGCCGTCACGGCGGGCATGACCAACAATGCGATGGCCGCCGCCCTGGCCGCGGCGATCAACGCCAACGCCGACCTGCCGCTGACCGCGACCGCGGCCGGCGCGGTGGTGACCTCGACGGTGCGCTGGAAGGGCGTGACCGGCAACGCCCTGGACATCCGCAGCAACTATTGGTCCAGCGACGCCATGCCGGCCGGCCTTGCGCTGACCGACGCGGCCGGAACCGCGGGCTCCGGCGATCCGGACTTCACCGCCGCCCTGGCCCCGCTGGGCGACAAGCAGTACCAGATCATCGTCTTCCCCTGGTCCAGCGGCGGCGACCTGGCCGAGCTGACCACCGAACTGGACAGCCGCGCCGGCGGCCTGCGCATGATCGACGGCGTCGCCATCTGCGGCGTCGACGGCAGCCAGGGCGCCCTGTCGACCATCGGCGCGGCCCAGAACAGCAAATGGCTCTGCCTGCCCGAGGCGACCGGCCCGACCACGGTCTGGGAACGGGCGGCGGTCGAGGCGGCGGTGGCCATCTTCAACCTGACCAACGACCCGGCCAGGCCGCTGCAGACCCTGGCGCTGCCGGGCGAGCTGGCCCCCAGCCAGGCCGAGGCCTTCACCGGCACCCAGCGCGAGGCGCTGCTGCATTCGGGCATCTCGACCCACACGGTCGACGACGGCGGCCAGGTGATGATCCAGCGGCTGATCACCACCTACCAGCTCAACGCCCAGGGCCTCCCCGACCCGTCCTATCTGGACATCACCACCCTGCTGACCCTGAGCTATCTGCGCTTCACCCTGCGCGTCCGCTTCGCCCAGAAGTTCCCGCGGGTGAAGATCGCCAAGGACGGCACCAACGCCGCTCCGGGCACGGCCACGGTGACCCTGAGCACGCTCAACGCCGAGCTGGTCGCCCTGGCCCGCGAGTGGGAAGCCGCCGGCCTGGTGCAAGACGTCGACACCTTCAAGAAGCTGCTGATCATCCAGATCGATCCGACCGACGACGGCCGGGTCAATGCAGTGATCCCGCCCGACATCATCCCTGGTCTGCGCGTCTTCGCCGCCCAGATCGACTTCGCCATCTAGCCAGGAGCGCGACCGCATGGCCGATAAAATCATGGGCATCGTCGACATCGTGGTCGACGGCGTCACCCAACTCTCCGGCCTGGACGCCACCCTCGATCCCGGCGGCGTCACCCGCACCGTGGTCAAGGGCTCCAAGGTCCACGGCTACCGCGAGGAGGTCCAGGAGGCGAAGCTGGAGTTCACCATCGCCATCGACGACACCTTCTCGATCGACACGATCCGGAACTGGACCAACGTGACCGCCAACTTCGAGGCGGACACCGGCCAGACCTATTCGATCCAGGGCGGCTGGTCGGCGACCCCGCCGGCGATCGGCCAGAAGGATGGCGCCGCCAAGTGCACCATTGAAGGGCCCCCGGCCGAGGAGATCAGCTGATGGCCGAGGGCCAATCGTACGAGCTGCTGTTCCCGATCGAGACCACCCGCAAGGTCAAGGGCGGCGAGGAGGAGACCGACGTCGTCAGTGTCGTCGAGATCCGCAAGGCCAAGGCCGGCGACCTTCTGGTCATGGACCGGCACAAGGGCCAGATCGCCCAGGCGCTGGCCCTGATCGAGCAGCTGAGCGACCTCAACATGGCCCAGGTGCGCAAGCTCGATGTCGAGGACATGCAGGCCCTGACGGAGATCGTCACCAGTTTTTTGCCCGGTTCCCAGACGGATGGGACGACGTCCTAGGCGACGTCGCCGGCGTCTTCCATTTTCCGCCCTCGGAGCTGTGGGAGATGGATGTTGACCAGCTCCTGATGTGGCACGCGCAGGCAGTCCGTTTTGGCAATCAAGGATCTCAAACTTAGCCTGATCGTCGAGGCCATCGACCGGATGACCGCGCCGTTCACGCGGATGAGCGCCGGGCTGAAGGGGTTCGAAGGCCGCATCGGCAAGCTGCAAGGGGCGATGAAGCGGCTGGGCCTCGCCGAGTTCATCGGCGGCGCTGCGATCACCGGCGCGATCGCCGCCGCCAGCCGCGGCATCTGGGAGCTGACCAACAAGACCGCCGAGATGGGCGAGGCAGTGCTGCACGGCTCGATCAAGGCCGGGATCAGCGCTGAGCAGTACCAGCGCATGTCGTTCGCGGCCAAGCAGCTAGGCGTCGACCAGGACGCGCTGACCATGGTCTTCTTCCGCTTCAAGACCCACCTGGCCGACGCCATCAAGGGGACCAAGGAAACCCGCGGCGCGCTGAAGCTGCTGGGCATCTCCATGAGCGACGTGAAGAAGCTCTCGACCGACCCGGTCGAGGCCTTCCTGCGGCTCTCGGACGGCTTCCGCAAGATCAAGAACCCCACCGAACAGGCCAAGCTGGCCATGGATCTGTTCAGCCGCTCCGGCTATCAGATCCTGCCGATGCTGTTGGCCGGCCGCGCCGAAATCGGCCGCTTCGGCGACCAGCTCGACAAGGCGCACGCGGTGATGAGTACCGAGGACGCCAAGGCCGCCGAGGAGTTCATCCAGAACAAAAACCTGATGGGCCTGTCGCTGACCGGCCTGCAGATCCAGATCGGCCGCCGCCTGCTGCCGGCGATGACCCAGCTGGTCCAGAAGGTCACCGACTGGATCGAGCAGATGAAGCCGGCGGTGGTCGACCGTTTCACCCACGCCATCGACAGTCTGGTCGGCGCACTGCCCAAGCTGCTGCCGAAGATCGAGCGGGCGGCCGAACTGAGCGTCAAGCTGGTCAATGGCCTGCTCAGTCTGGCCGACCATGCCGGCGCGGTGAAGGTCGCGCTGGGCGCCCTGGCCGTGTTCATGGGCCTGCAGTTCCTGGTCGTCTTTGTCTCGACCGTGACGGCCATCGCCTCGGGCGTGGTGGCCTTCGCCGAGTTCGTCGGAGTGATCGGCTCGCTGATCGGCCTCGCCAGCGGCATCGCCACCGTCGCCGACGCCATGGCGCTGCTCGACCTGGCGCTGGACGCCAACCCGATCGGAGTGGCCATCCTGGCGATCGGCGCGCTGATCGCCGTCATCGCCCTGGTCGGCGTAGCGGTCTACCAGATCTACAATCACTGGAATGGCCTGGTCGATTGGTTCGCGGACCTTTGGGACAACGTGGTCGCTATCTTCGAGACCAAGCTTGGGCCGATCAGCGACAAGCTCAACGAGTTCCTGGCGTGGGTTCCGACGATCAAGGACACGTGGGGCCAGCTTAAGAGCTTCTTCAGCGGGCTCTGGGATTCGATCGCCACGTCCTTCTCCAGTTTCTGGAAGCGGATGAAGGACACGATCCCGCCGTGGGGAAAGGCCCTGCTGAAGGCCGGCGCGTTCGGCGCCGCCATGCTCGTGCCGGGCGCCCCGGCCGTGGCAGCCGCCGTCGCCGTGGCGCATAATCTGCCCGCGCCGCGCGCGCCACTGGCCGGCTTCCAGCACTACGACCGCCTCATCTCCTCGCGGCACCTGATCGATCTGATGGGGAGCACATACAAGCCGCCGGAGAAGAGCCGGTCGACCGGGCCGTCGCCGGCGACGCCGGGTGCCGCGGGAAAGCCGGGCGCGGCTGGAAAGCCGGGGCAGCCGGGCAAGATGGATGTGCAGATCGGCAAGGGGCGCGTCGACGTCGAGGTGTCCGCGTCGCCGTCGCTGCAGGTGCAGATCAAGAAGCTTGAGGCCGCCGGCAACATGGACATGGCCGTCCACCGCGGCGTGTTCCCCGGATGACCTGGCGGGACGACTTCCAGGAAGGATCGTTTCGCGGGGCCGCGTTCCTGATCTCCGAGTCGCGCGCCACGTTCGGGCGGCGCAACCAGGTCCATGAGTATCCGCAGCAGGACAAGCCCTGGGCCGAGGACCTGGGCAAGTCGGCCGACCGCTGGACGATCGAATGCTTCGTCGTCGGCGAGGACTATTTCAGCGACCGCGACGCGCTGATCGCGGCGCTGAAGGCGGCGGGTTCGGGCACGCTGGTGCATCCCTATCTGGGAACCATCGATGCGAGCCTGGAGACGCCGGCCGAGGTCACGGAGTCAACCGACCACGGCGGCATGGCGAGCTTTTCGCTGTCGTTCGTGGAGAGTGGCGCCGACACCGCGCCGGCCGGATCGCCCGACACACAAGGCGCCGCCGACGCCGCCGCCGATGACGTCCAGACCACCGCCGACACCAGCGCCGCCGGCGACCTCGATGTCGCGGGTCAGCCCGGCTTCGTGATCCAGGGCGCGCAGGACGTGCTGAGCGCAGCTGGCGACGCCATCGGCCAGGCGCTGGCCGTGATCCAGGCGCCGGCCGACGCCCTCTTCGCCATCCAGCAACAGGTCGCGGGGCTGGCCTCGAACGGCTTGGCCTTGCTGCAGGCGCCGGCCGACCTGGTCGGCGTGCTGTTCGGAGCCATCGGCGCGATCGGCGACCTGGCGCCCGTCGCCGACGACGCGCTGTCGGCGCTATGCGGTTCCGATGTCTTCGCCGCCGCGCCGGCGCCGGTCGCGGTGCTGCCCGATGGGGTGGGCCCCACCGGAATCGGTGCGGTGATCGGCGCCGACGGGGTGGAGACCCTGCCGCCGATCGGCGGCTTCGGGCTGGGCACGCTGCCGCCGGTCGACCGCTTCACGCCGGGCGCCGCAGCCGCGCCGCTGGGCGGCCTGTTCGGCTTTGGCGCGACACTGGCCCCGGTGCGGCTGGGCACGCCCGCCAGGGCCGTCCAGGCGGCCAACCAGGCGGCGATCGTGCGCCTCGTGCAGTGCGCCACGGCCGCGGCGGCGGTGAAGGTGGTCGCCGACATGCCGTTCAATTCGTATGAGGATGCCGCCGGCGTGCGCGACGCCCTGGCCGACCAGCTCGACGCGGTGGCCATGGCGCTGGCCGACAGCGGCGACGACGCCCTGGCGGCCAGCGTCGATGTGCTGCGCACGGCGATGATCGCCGACGTGACCGCCCGCGGCGGCTCGCTGGCCAGCCTCTACGGCTACACGCCGGCGAAGGCCCGGCCGGCGGTGGTGATCGCCCAGGGCCTCTATCTCGACGCCACGCGGGCCGAGGACATCCTGGCCCGCAACTATGTCGAACACCCCGGCTTCGTGCCCGGCGGCCAGGTGCTGGAGGTGCTCAGTGCCTGACCAGCCCAGCGACTTCGTCCTGCAGGTGAACGGCCAGCGCTATGACGGCTGGACGTCAATCGAGGTGACGACCAGCCTGGACGCCATGTGCGGCGCACTGGAGGCCGAGACCACCGACAGGTTTCCCGGCCATCCCGAACAATGGCCGATCCAGACCGGCAACGCCTACAAGATCCTCATCGACGGCGAGCTGCGGCAGACCGGCTGGATCGACGTGACCGAGCCGGATGAGGACGAGACCAAACACACAATCAAGATCGAGGGGCGGGGCCGCACCTGCGACCTGGTCGACTGCTCGGCTCTGAACAAGCCGGGCCACTGGACCAACGCCTCGCTGGTGCAGATCATCACCGACCTGTGCAAGCCGTTCGGGATTTCGGTGACCGCCGTCGGCGACATGGGCGACAAGTTCGCCAAGTTCGCGCTGCAGCAGGGCGAGGCGGTCAAGGATGCGATCGACCGCCTGGTGCAGCAGCGCGGCGTCTTGCCGTTCGAGACGCCGACCGGCGACCTGCAGCTGGTCAACCCCAGCGCCGATCGCGCGGCCGGCCAGCTGATCGTCGGCCCCGGCGGCAACTGCAAGGGCAGCGCCAAGCACGACGCCAAGGAGCGGTTCTCGACCTATGTGGTCAAGGGCTCGCGCAAAGGCTCCAACCATGAGCACGGCAAGACGGTCGCCCAAGTGACCGGCGAGGCCAGCGACCCGCAGGTGACCCGCTATCGGCCGCTGATGATCATGGCCGAGGACCAGGCGACGGGCACGTCGGCCGCCACGCGCGCAAAGTTCGCCGCCACCGTCCGCGCCGGCAAGGCGCAGACCGGGAAGCTCCGCAAGGCCGGCGTGCGCGACGACACCGGCGCCCTGTGGAAGCCGAACTGCCTGGTCGCGGTCAACGCGCCCAACCTGGGCCTGATGGGCGATCTGCTGATCAAGGAAGTGAAGCTGAAGAAGTCCGGCGCCGGCTCCAGCGCCGAGATCGACGTCATCCGGCCGGAGGCCTACAGCCTGGGCGAGGTCAAGGGCGTGGGCCTCTCGCGCCTGGACAATTCCAAGGCCGGGCGGGGCATGAAGGCGCGCAGCGGGCGGGGCCGCGGCCGTGGCCGTGGCAAGGGGCCCGGCATCGCCGCCCTGGGCGACCTGCCGTCATGATCGCCGCCCTGCACCAGGCCGTGAAGGACACCAAGCGCCGCGTCGGCATGATGGTCGGCCGCGCGGTGCTGAGCGCGATCGACGACAGCCAGCAATTCCAGTCCCTGCAGGTCGACCTGCTGGACAGCGAGACCGCCGACGACGTGGAACACTTCCAGCCCTATGGCTTCAGCTCGAACCCGTTCCCAGGCGCCGAGGCCCTGCACCTGGCCGTCGGCGGCCTGCGCTCGCACGGGGTGATCATCTGCGCCGGCGATCGCCGCTATCGCCTGACCGGCGGCGCGCCGGGCGAAGTGGTGATGTATGACGACCAGGGCCAGAAGGTGCACCTGCAGCGCGCCGGGATCCTGATCACCAGCCCGATGAAGGTCACCGTCCACTCCGACGTCGAGGTCGATGTGACCGCGCCCAAGGTGGTGGTCACATCGGACGACGTGGAGCTGGGCGCGGCGGGCGGCAAGAAGGTCGTGCTCGATGGCGACAACGTCGTCCTGGGCAAGTGCGTGGCGTCGTCGACCAAGGTCAAAGCCACATGACCGACATCCGCATCTTCAACAGCAATGGCGGCGAGATCGTCGCCGAACTGGCCTTCGACATCGGCCTGATCGGGGCGGACCTGGCCACCGACGAAGGCATGGAGACGGCGGTCATCATGTCCTGGTTCAGCGACGCCGCGGCCGGCCCAGACGACGTGCTGCCGCAGCCGGGCGGCGACCGGCGCGGGTGGTGGGCCGACGCCTATGCCGATGTGCCCGGCGACGTGACCGGCTCGAAGCTGTGGCTGCTGTCGCGCGAGAAACAGACCCAGGCGGTGCGCAAGCGGGCCGAGGGCTATGGCTCCGTCGCGCTGGCGTGGATGATCGCCGACAAAGTGGCCACCGCCATCGATGTCGTCGCCAGCTTTCCCCAGGAAGGCATCCTGGGCCTCGCCGCGACGATCACCCTGCCGTCCGGCCTGCAACGCAAATACGCCTACCAGGTGATCCCCAAATGAGCGACTTCGCGCGCCCGACACGCTCCGACCTGGTCGCCCGCGCCAAGGGCGATCTGAACGGCCGGCTGCCGGGCGCGGACTCGCGCCTGCGCCGATCGGTGGTGGGCGCGGTGGCGACCATGCACGCGGGCGGCCTGGACTCCACCTATGGCTATCTGGACGGGGTGGCCGACCAGCTGTTCGCCGACAGTTGCACCCTGGCCAACCTGGTCCGCAAGGCGTCGCTGGTGGGCATCACGCCCAAGGCGGCGACGCCCTCGGCCGGCTCCATCGCCGGCGCCGATGTTCCCAATGGGACGATCTTCAACCGCGGCGACGGGGTCCAGTACGTCACCACCAGCGACCAGGTGATCGGTGGCGGGGTGGTTCTGGTGCAATGCTCGCTGCCCGGCGCGGCCGGCGACTGCGACGCCGGCGTGCAGCTGACCCTGGCGTCGCCGATCAGCGGCGTCGGCTCGGTGTTCACCGTCGGAGGCGACGGCCTGAGCGGCGGCTTCGACGCCGAAAAGCAGTCCGAGCTGCTGGCCCGCTATTACCAGCGCGTGCGGACACCACCGAAGGGCGGCGGACCGGGCGACTACATCGGCTGGGCGCTGAAGCAGCCCGGCGTCACGCGGGCCTGGGAGCTGCCGCTGTGGATGGGGCTGGGGACTGTCGGGCTGACCTTTGTCTATGACGACCGCAGCGACATCATCCCGACCGGCGACGATGTGGCCGCCATGCAGGCCTTTATCGACGGCATCGCGCCGATGATCGGGACCAACTATGTGTTCGCGCCCACGCCCTATCCGGTCGACTTCACCATTACCCCGACGCCCGCGACGGCCACCGTCGAGGCGGCGATCGAGGCCGAGCTGGAAGACTTCTTCTTCCGCATCGCCACGCCCGGCGGCACGATGCTTCGGACCCAATACTGCCAGGCGATCGGCGCGGCGGCCGGGATCGTCGACTACCTGGTCCCCACGCCCGGCGGCAACATCGTCGCGCCGGCCGGCTATCTGCCGGTCCCCGGCGTGTTCACCTGGTGACCCATGCGTGACGCACAAGCCTATGGCGCCATGCTGGTCGACCTCTTGCCGCCGGGCCTGGCCTGGTCGCGCAATCCGGCTTCGCAGCTGGGACAGCTGGCGTTGGGCCTCGGCGATGAATTCGCGCGCCTCGACGCCCGCGCCCAGCACCTGATCGTCGAGTCGGACCCGCGCTACACCGTCGAGCTGCTGAACGAATGGGAGTTCGAATACGGCCTGCCCGACCCTTGCGCCGGCGAGAGCCAGACCCTCGCCGGGCGCCAACAGCGGCTGACCGCCAGGGTGATCGAGAACGGCGCCCTGAGCGAGCCGGAGCTGATCGGTTACGCCCTGGCGCTCGGCTTCGTGATCACCATCACCAAGTTCGACCCCTACACCTGCGATTCCGACTGCGACGCCACCCTCTATGGCCCGCTCGACCGCTTCGTCTGGCGGGTCAACGGGCCGGCGGTCACCGTCGTCTCCAGCACCTGCGACAGCTTCTGCGACGAACAGATCGAGACCTTCGGCAACGCGGTCCTGGAATGCAACATGCGGCGGTTCAACCCGCCGTTCGCCTTCGTCTATTTCGCCTACGGATAGGGAAAGTCCATGAAACGGATCGACACCGCCAACTTCCTCGCCAACCTGTTCGGCGCGGGCAAGCACGGCTTCCAGGACGCCAACGCCGTGATCGGCCAGCAGGCGACCAACCTCAACGCGGCCATGTGGAACACCATCCAGGAGGAGCTGGCCGGGGTCGTCGAGGGCGTCGGCGTGGCGCTCGACCCCACCGGGGCCGATATCAATCAGGTGCTTCAGGCGCTCGCCCTGGCGGCGCAGGTTCAATACTGGAACTTCTGCGGCGTCGCCGGCGGAACGGCCAACGCGGTGACCTGCAATCCGACCAATCTCCAGTCCGGGCTGGTGGCCGGCCTGCGGGTCACCGGCTTCCTGTCGGCGTCCAACACCGCCGCCGCCACCCTCAAGGTCGGCGCGCTGGCGGCCAAGTCATGGCTGCGCCGAGACGGCACCCCGCTACAGCCCGGCGAACTCGTGGCCGGGCAGCCGTTCGAGGCCATCTACGACGGCGTGGCCTTTCGGCTGCTGGCCAACAGGAGTGTGTCCCACGTCTCGATCTACGCCAATGTCGGCGGCGTGCAGATGGTCAGTCTCGACGGGGCGGCCTTTACGACGGTCGCCGCGGGCAGCTTCGCCGGCTCGCCAAACGGTGTTGTGGAGTACGATGTGATCGGCGGCGGCGGCGGCGGCGGCAGTACCACCACCAACGCCTCCATCGGCGGCGGCGGCGGCGGCGGCGGCCGGGCATGGGGCGTCGCTACCGGTGTGACCGCGGCGCAGACCATCACCGCCGGCGCGGCGGGCGCCACGGCCTCCAACGGCAACGGCGGCGATGGGGGCGCTTCCAGCTTCGGCGCTATCGCCAGCGCGACGGGCGGCCTCGGCGGCGTGGGCGGCGGCTTCACGACCGGCGGCTCCAGCGGTGTTGGCACCGGCGGCTTTATCAATTCGGGCCTCGGCGACGGCGGCAACGGCAACTCGGCCGCCTTTATCCCCGGCGGCGACGGCGGCGGCGCCGGCGGCAAGGGCAATGTTATCGTCTCCGGCAGCCCCGGCCGCGCCTATGGCGCCGGCGGCGGCGGCGTCCCCAATTCCCTGGTCTCCGGCGCCGGCTTCTCCGGCGCCGTAACGTTGAGGTACTGACATGCTGGCCCTGCTCGCACCCGACCACGATGGCGCCCTGAAGGTCGCCCAGATCGCCGACGAGGCGTTCGACGTGCACCCGAACTTCCAGTGGGTCGATCTGGCCGGCGTGACGCCCTCGCCCGATCACGGCTGGACGGCGGTGCAGACCGACGGCGTCTGGGCCTTCGCGCCTCCGCAGCCCCCGAGCCTCGTCGAACAGGCGCTGACGGCGCTGGCCGCCACCGACGGCGTGCCGAGGCGGGCGTTCGAGGATGGCGTGGTCTACCCTGGCGCCTGGAAAACCTACCGCAACGCTCTGCGCGATATCGTCGCCGGCCGCGAGGCGCCCGACGCACTGCCCGAGCAGCCGCCCTATCCCAGCTGA